CCGCTTCCTGGAACATAAATATCTAAACCTTCTTCTCCAAAATTTGCTTCGTAAACTAAAGTTCCTGTTGCGTCTGTTCCATCGTAAAGTTTGATATTACTATTCGCAACGCCTTCAACTTGAATATAAGTTATTCTAGCGGGTCCAATAAACGAACCAGAAGCGTCTGTTGCTCTACCAAATCTACCGTCAGAAGTTCTACAAGAAAACTGTTGGTCTGATGTTGCCATTTTTTATCTCCTTATTAGGGCGGGTGGGTATTAAGATCAAAAAGTCTTAAAGTTTCCCACCCACTTATCTATTAACTATTTGCAAAAGGTGTTGCTTCGGTACCTGTACCGATTAACACAGCTTCTACTAAATATACATTATCTTCAAGTGCCGTGATCGTAACTGTACTACCTTTGTCGCCACCTGTAGTTCCACCATTCATGCTGATAACATCATTAGCTGATGCTGGTACGAATGAACTGTTTGTTCCGTCTGCTACGTTAACAACAGTTGCGTGACCAACAAATTTGTCAGTTCCGTCTGTTTTAATATCGCAGTCCGAACAATCTGTGCCTACAAAAAATTTGTAGACAGCACCTAAATGGTTAAGTGCATTAGGGTCATTGTCTCCAGCAGTGCCACCTTTACTATCTGCTTTGATTGTTGGAAGTGTGATTGCTCCATCTGCATCATTTACTTTGATAACTTTACCTGCGTGAGCAGCGAAAGTTAAAGTAGTTTCTGCTGTGATGTTAACAATCGAATCAGGTCCTGCAGTAACAAATCCTCTTAAAGATTTTACCGGTCCTGAAAACGTAGTTTGTGCCATATTTATATCCTCCTAGTTTACCGATCATAGTCTCTAGGCCGTCGACTATACGCGTCTATGATCTTTAAAATGTATAGTGAGTATTTTATATAGCAGATTATAATAGAGTGCAAGAGATTGCGTAGTGAAAGTACGTTTTCAGCGATGTAGCTTTTTACTAAGTAGCTACTGAAACTTCGGGTGTAGCGTCTTCTATCTTATTAGTTAGATTCGCTATCTTAGCTTCTTCTATCTTAATAGCATTAACAACTTCTCTAATTTTGTTGTCAATTCTAACCATGTCCAAAGTATATCTTTGGTTATCACGCTGTTGCACCGCCCATTCTGTCTCCAGACCTCTCTTCGCTTTGTAAAGGTCTCTTATCTGAGTTTGCATCTATGATCTCCTCGTAAGTTAGCCATAGTTTACGATGGTCTATAAATCCATCTTTCTCCCATTTTATATCATTTTTTCCTAGCTTGTCAACTAGTGCATTTTCGAAAGCTTTATCTTCATCCTCTGAGATAATCTCAAAGTCTGCATAGTAGCCATATGCTCTGATCTGTACACGGAAGTTTTTCATAGTTGCCTTTCTTCTTTAGCATAAAAAAAGGGGGCTATGAAGCCCCCTTTTAATTTTAATTTAGTAAGTATTACGCACCTTCTACGCCGAAAATACCTCTAGGGTCTGATACGCCAAATACGTATCTTTCTCTAGCTTTGTATCTTACGTTTCCAGTATCGAAGTCACCTTCCATTTTAGTTGTGATAGGTGCTCTTTCGAAATACTTCATACCATTTGGTACATCTGTAATGATGTAGAACGCATCCGTGTCAGTTAAAAAGTTATTCACTCTGTAACCTTGAGGAACCATTCCCATAGATGCAATCGCATTCACATCGTTATCAGCTGTTCCTGTTCTGCCTTGAGACTTCATCAGTCTTTCAGCTGTGAATTGTAATTCACTTGGAACAATCATTTTTACACCTCTAGCAGCAATCTTAAGACCTCTTTCGTCCGTCATTGCAGCAATGTCGATTAACGACTGCTCTAATGAAGTTTCGTTTAAGTCAGCTTGCGTGCTTAAAGTGTTTTTAAATGATCCCGCTATTGTCGTGTGAGCAGTGTTAAATAAAGAAACACCATCACCTGAATCAAAACCATCCGTTGAAGGAAGACCTTGAATTAACGGGTTAACCGCTTTCACTTGTTTTGTGTTTGCCATCGATCTAGCCAAAGCTTTCGTGTATCTTGAAGCTAGTTTGTCGTAAAGGTTGTCCTCAACTGCTTCCTCAGTGATTGAAAACCCAAGAGCTATTGTCTCGTGAGTGTATCTCGCTGTGAAAGTTTCTTGAGCACTATCGAACGCTACACCAGAACCTTCTGGTTTTGTTTGCGCTTGTCCGAAACCTGACAACATAACTTCTTCTTCAAAAGCTCTGTCAGATGACTCAGTAGTATAAATTTCAGCGTGCTGATTTTCATACCTTTTATATTCCAGGCCGAATAGGGCATTCAATCCTGGCTCTAGTTCTTTAACTAGCTGATTACGTGATATCGCCATAATTATATCCTCCTATTAGATACCTGCATGCTGCTTGAAGAAGTGTTCGCTTATCACGACTCTCCAGACAACATTTGCTGATGTAAGTTCATCGTTGTCGATGTCTCTACTTACTCCAACTATTTTTAATTGTTGAGATGTAGTTCCTAACGTACTGTTATCTAAAGTTGTTTTAGATATGTAATTAGGAGTTGCACCCGCTGAGTAAGAGATCTCAGCCGTATTACCAACGTCAGTTTGTTGTGATACTCCAGTTGCATTAGATCTAATTTCGTAGATCTGATGTGGATCATCAGTTACAAACGCCACAATATCAGTAGCTGCATTTGAGCCTAATAAGTGGTTTTGAAACGTTGGCTTGCTTGTAGACGTGTTAGTAAAGAACACTCCGTTTAACGAACCTAGGTTTTGTTCTGTCGCCGCCGCAGCTACCACTGCTGTACCTGTGTTAGCCATTGCAACCATGTCTTGGTTGTAGATAGCTGTCGCAGATGCTGCTACAGAATATTCTCCTAATCCGCCAGAGTCTCTATTCTGACCCGCTTTCTTTAAAGGTTTCAATCCGAAACCTACAGATGACGCATTTGCCATTTTCGTTTCTCCTTGTTTAGTTTACTCGTTGGTTTGAATTGTTAAAAAATTAACTTTTCTTGCCACCGAAGGTTGTACGAGACTGCTTATCAATATTGATAGGCATTCTTCTGTCCTGTTCCTTCATGAGGTCGTTATCAACTGCTTCAACGTTTTCCTTCGCTAAGTCAGCGTAGTACTTCGCACGTTGTTGCGCGATCTCATTTGGTACCCTTGTCAGCACAAGGCCTCCGTGCCCGATCACCCCAGAATATTTGCCTTCTGTGATCACTGGATAGTCATCCTCGCCGTATTCGTCTGCTCTAACTAATTCGTACCCGGACCTTAATCTTCCTTGTACATTTTTAGTATCGACGTACCCGAGAACTTCCGTCCTGACCCATCTGTGTCGGAATCCGTCCGGCGCGTTGGGTGTATCTAAGTACGATGGTGGAGTCCAAACTTTTTTTCGTTCTGTTTTCTCTCTTGTTTGGCTCGCACGAGTTGGTTGTTTATCTGTCATATGCCTATACCTCCTTCGTGTTTATCAGTTGTTTCGCATATTCTTCTAGTGGCACACCTAATTTTTTAGCAATTGCTACTTGGCTTGGTGTGAGTTTTACCGATCTGCGACTAGTCTTTGGACTACGCGTTGCAGATGCAACGGTTTGTGTAGGTTTACTTGTCGTCTTCTCCACAGGTGTATCAAATTTATGGGGAAATTCAAGTCTTATTCTTTTATCAATTTCCTTATAATATTCACTAGTCTGTGGATCAAAGCCTTCTTCTTCAGTTAGTTTCCTATGAAGATCAAAAGCAGTATATGTCATGGCATTATCTTTACCAAACCAGTCATTTTTACTAGCCCAATCCTCTGCTCTTGGATCAGGTGGTGTTTGTGCGGGTTGATAAGGTTGTGCCTGTTCTTTAGGCTTTTCAGCAGCTACTTTCTTCTCCATCTCTTGTTTAGTTTTAAGCTCTGCTACTTTAGCTTGCTCATAACCAAGTTGAGAAATAGATGTTAAAGCTTCTACTTCTGCTTTTTTATCGTTTGCGTCTCTAGCAGCAATTAACTTTTGTTGTGCTGCTAATAAAGAAGATTTGACTCGGCCTTCCATCTCAGCCACATAGTCTGTATCTAAAACGTTCACTTTAGAAGTTAAAGATTTATTTTCATCTTGTATTCTTCTAGCAAATGCTAAAGCTTCTTCTCTTTGTCTTTCAGCTTCACGCATTTTTTTAGTTAGTTTAGCAATTCTTTTTTGAACGCCATCACTATACTTTTCGTGTTCGTCTTTATCTTCTTTTACTTCTTCCTTACTCTCTGTCTTTTGTTCTTCACTTTGAACATCCAACTGCTCATCAGATTTCTCAGATGTATCATCGGGCTGAACATTGTCTTCAGTAGTTGTTTCATTTTGAACCTCAACTGTTTCATTTTCTGGTTTTTTATTTTCTTCTAATTGTACTTCAGCACCAGGGCCTGATGTATCAATGTCGACTGTTTTATCGTCAGCTTGCATAGCTTCCTCCTATGTTAAAATTCGTGGATGATATCTTCTGGGTTATCCACGGTCGCTAGAATCTCATCGTCGTTTAACATTCTAACTTCACCCCCTTCTATCTTTATTCTTGATCCTGCGTATCTTGCAAAGATCACCCAATCCTTTTCCTTGCACCAAGGACCGTCTGGGTATCTTTCTTTGTCTCCGTAACAATCTGGTCCCATTCTAAGTACGAGTCCACATTGCGATGCAACTTGTTGTTTTTCTAAAGATGTTTCAGCTAAGATAATTCCACCCTTAGTTTTAGTATTCATTTTAAAAGGCAATACCAACATTCTCCAACCCGTAGGTTTAGGGAGCTTTGTCGACTCTGATGTTATTGTCTTTTCAGGTTCTTTTTCGTATTTTTCTATGAGTGCATTCCTATGTTTAGGAATCTCTTTTGATGTTGATAATTGTTCCTTCTTTGTCATTTTGCTCCTTTTGTTTTAGCAGGCTAGATATCTCCTGAATAATATATTGATACGTTCGTATCTGTCCTAACATATAGTTATATTTCTCCATATTGTCAACGCCTCCGCTTGTCATGGCGGCAACAATATCTTCATATCTTTGAGTTATAAGCTTTCTAAGCTTTCCTATTATTTCCATTCCGTCCATTATTTAACCCACCTTTCTATTATTTTTATCTTTTCTTCTGCATCTACAATCACCTGTAAAAGTTTATTAATCTCATCTAAATGTTGTGGATGTTCACCAATACCTACCGGACTCTTAAGATAAATATTAATCGTTGCTATTGACTCAGCAATATGTGCCTCATATCTTTTTTTTAGTGCTTCTAGCATTTCTTATACTCTCCTTTCCTTTCTTAAATATTGCAGCGACTTGTCTTTTACCCATAACCTTGGCGCGCTGTTCACCAACAGTTAAAATCTGAATTTTCCTCGCAAACGTCTTATTAACCTTTTTAACCTTCGCGACCGTCCTGCGAGCATCACTCGGAGTCGCAAATTTAATTCCGACAGTATCTTTTGGATT